TTTGTCATTAGTGGCGAAGACCGAGTTGCTGCTCCAGTTGGCGAACACCTACTTGCTGATGGCCGTATTTTGGTCATCACAGAAGAAGGTATGATCGCTGAAATCAAAGAAGCCGCTACCGAAACTGAAGTAGAGGTAGAAGTTGAAGCCCCCGAAGCAGAGGTAGAACTCGCAGAGGTAGAGGTAAAAGAAGAAGCCCCTGCGGTAGTTGCAATCATTGAGAGAGTTCTTGAGGAGATTGCCATGATGCGCGAGGAGATGAAAGGAATGCGTGAGGAGATGGGCGGATACGCCAAGAAGGAGGAGATGGCTGCGGTTAAAGCAGAACTATCTGCCGCACCTGCTGCGAAAGCCATCAAGCACAACCCCGAAACAAAGCAAGTCCAAAAGATGAGTACCAACCGCCCCCAAAAGACGATTGACCGAGTCCTTGCACGAATCAACAAATAATAAATATAAAAAATGGCTACGACCACTTCAATCACCACAAACTATGCAGGTATTTTTGCGCAGAAGTACATTTCTGCCGCACTTCTTTCTGCTAACACTTTGGACAAAGGACTCATTGAGATTCTTCCAAACGTAAACTACAAAACCACCTTGCAGAAGGTGAACACCAACGACATCGTAAAAGATGGCACTTGTGATTTCGATGCAACTTCTACTTTGACTTTGACCGACCGCGTACTTGCAGTTGAGCCTTTTCAGGTAAACTTGCAGCTTTGCAAGAAAGACTACTACTCATCTTGGATTGGTGGTCAGATGGGAGTCTCTGCTTACGATAGCATCCCTACTTCTTTTGCTGATTTCTTGATTGCCCACGTTGCTTCAAAGACTGCCCAAAAGATTGAGCAGAACATTTGGAACGGTAACGCTGCAAGTGCAGGTGAGTTCAGCGGATTCCTTTCTTTGATGACTGCTGACTCTGACGTTATTGACGTAACCGCTACCACCGTAACTGCTGCAAACGTAATCACCGAGCTTGGTAAAGTTGTAGATGCTATCCCTTCTGCCCTTTACGGCAAAGAGGACTTGACCATCTACGTTCCACAGAATGTCGCAAAGGCTTATGTCCGTGCGCTAGGTGGATTCGGAACTTCGGGTCTTGGAGCAAATGGTGTTGACAATCAAGGCACAATGTGGTACGGCAACGGAGACTTGTACTTTGATGGCATCCGCGTTGCTATGGCAAACGGTCTTCCTTCTAACAAGATGGTTGCTGCTGAAGCTTCAAACCTATTTTTCGGCTGCGGTTTGGCTGATGAGAGAAACGAAGTGCGTGTCCTTGACATGGCCGACCTTGACGGAAGTGCCAATATTCGCGTAATCCTTCGCTTCTTCGCAGGAGTTCAGTACGGAATCGGAGCAGACGTAGTTCTTTACTCTTAATCCGAATTAACGTAAATCAAGGGGGGCTTGGGCTATGTCCTCGCCCCCTTTTTTAATTCTAATAAAACAAAGAAACAATGGCTTGTGATTTAACAAAAGGCAGGGCAGTACCCTGTAAAGACGTAGTAGGTGGCATCCGTGCCGTGTACTTTGTAGATTATGGTGACTTGGGTACTATTACCCTCACCAACGATGAGGTAACCAACATTAGTGGTACTTTCTCTGCTTACCAATACTTGGTAAAAGGCAATAGCTCTTTTGAGCAAACCTTTAACTCAAGCCGTGACAACGGAACTACGTTCTTCACTCAAACCTTGAATTTGACGTTGACCAAACTCACAAAGGAGGACAACAAAGAATTGAAGTTGCTTGCTTATGGCCGCCCTTACGTTATCGTACAAGACTACAACGGCAACGCATTCCTTATGGGCATGAACAACGGAGCTGAAGTAACGGGTGGAACGATTGTAACTGGTGCAGCAATGGGTGACCTATCGGGTTACACTTTGACAATGGAGGGACAGGAGACAATGCCTGCCAACTTCATCGCAGGTGCTACTACTGCCAATCCATTCGCAGGACTTGCAGCTGCTAACGACACGATTGTTGTAGGTTCAAACTCGTAACCTACCACAAGGCAGAATAGTTGAAGGGGCGCAAGCCCCTTTTCTATTTTCAAACAAATCCAAAGTAAAAGGTTATTTATTTAAGATGCATATCCTTCAAGTATCAGCCTCGCCACAAGCAATAGTAATCATACCACGCACGTTCCCTGCGAGCGTTACGATTGCGCTGATTGATGAATCAACAAACACCACCGCAACACCTGCGGTTACTGCTGCCTCTGCTAATGGTTTTATGACCCTCACAGGCACGTTCAGCCTTGTCAACAATAGATTCTATGGCTTGAAGGTATTTGCATCGGGAAATCTAATATATCGGGACAGGGTATTCGTAACTTCACAAACTGATTTCGATAAATTTACGGTGAACCAAAACGTCTACACCGAAGAAACAAGCTACAACAATGAGTACATCATCATCTAAAATTCACGTTGTGAACTTCAGTTCATACACCACACCTGTTGTTAAAGAGGTGCAGGGTAAGGACTTCGTAGAATACGGAGATAACAACGACTATTTCGGGTATCTGATTGACAGGTACAACGGCTCACCTACGAACAACGCTATCCTCAACTCGTTGATGGATTTGACTTTTGGCAAGGGACTAGATGCAACGGATTCTGCCAAGAAGCCGAGCGAGTACGCAGCGATGCGTGGCTTGTTCACCAAGTCTTGCTTGCAGAAGGTTGTGGCCGATTATGTGATGATGGGGCAATGCTCTTTGCAGGTCGTGTACTCCCAAGATCACAACACCATCGTAGAGGTGCAGCACATCCCAGTAGAGACGTTGAGAGCCGCAAGGTGCAACGAAGATGGTGAGATTGAAGCGTACTACTACGCAAAGGATTGGCTTGCGGTGAGCAGCAGAAAAGAGACACCTGTCCGCATCCCTGCATTTGGCAAGAGCCGTGATGGATTGGAGATTCTTTACATCAAACCCTACCGAGCAGGATTCTACTACTACTCCCCCGTTGACTATCAAGGTGGATTGCCCTATGCGGAACTAGAGGAGGAGATTGCCAACTACCACATCAACAACATTCAGAATGGCCTTGCGCCTTCCATGTTGATTAACTTCAACAACGGAGTCCCAAGTGAGGAGGAGCGCAGGAGCATAGAGCAGCAGATTGCCACGAAGTTCAGCGGTAGTTCAAACTCTGGTAAGTTTATTCTTGCGTTCAACGACAACAAAGACCTTGCTGCTACGGTTGACCCTGTGCAGTTGTCGGATGCTGCGGAGCAATATCAGTTCTTGAGTGCTGAATCAACGCAGAAGATAATGGTGTCGCATCGTATTGTCAGCCCTATGCTTTTAGGCATCAAAGACAATTCGGGACTTGGCAACAACGCAGAGGAGTTGAAGACCGCATCTACGCTTTTAGACAATCTTGTTATTCGCCCCAAGCAGGAGATTATTATTGATGGCCTAGACCAAATCTTGGCCTACAATGACATCAGCCTCAACTTGTACTTCAAGACCATTCAGCCTTTGGAGTTCACGGAAGACGTGGTAACGCCTATGGATTTGGAGACTCGCGAGGAGGAGACAGGCGTGAAGTTGTCAAGCCAAGAGCCTACCGATGAGCATTTCGATGCTATGTTCGCAGAGCTTGAGATATTAGGTGAGGTCATCAACGAAGATGAATGGGAGCTTGTAGATGAGAGACCTGTTGACTACGATGCAGAGCAGGCATTGAGCAAGTACGCATTCGCATCAACAGGCAGCGCATTCCCTAACGCTAATAGCAGCCAAGATGGAGTAACGGCTGACGGCAAGAGGTACAAGGTTCGTTATGCTTACGCTCCCGAATCCGCAGCACTTCAGAAATCTAATAGCCGCGAGTTCTGCAAGAAAATGATAGCCGCAGGCAAGGTATACCGCAAGGAGGATGTGCTTCGTATGGATGGTCAAGCCGTCAACGAAGGCTTCGGGCCAAGAGGCGCAGCGACCTATTCTATCTGGTTGTACAAGGGCGGTGCTAGGTGTCATCACTTCTGGATGCGCAAGACGTACTTGGCAAAAGGCGAAGGCGTAACTCCCGATGTCGGCAACCCCAACGCAGAGGTGAGTGTAAACAAGGCAAAGGCAGAGGGCGTGGTACTTGAGACCAATCCCTCTAAAGTAGCGAAACGCCCCATTGATATGGATGATGAGGGATTTTTACCAAAATAAAGAATAGAAATGGCAACGGCATTATTTATTAAAAGAGAGGACTTGGTTCGCAATACCGCGATTGGCGGTAACGTGGACACGGACAAGTTCATCCAGTTCATCAAGATTGCGCAGGAGATACACCTGCAAAACTATACAGGAACAAAACTCTACGACAAGATCAGCAACGACATCATCGCCAATACTCTTGCCAACCCTTACTTGGCATTGGTCAACGACTATCTTCAGCCGATGTTAATCCATTTTGCAATGGTAGAGTACTTGCCTTTTGCTGCGTATACCATCGGCAATGGTGGTGTGTTCAAGCACAACTCCGAGAATAGCACAACGGCAGAGAAGATTGAGGTTGACTATTTGGTCGGCAAGGCACGGGACTTGGCAAAGTACTACACCGACAGGTTTATCACTTATATGAGCTACAACCAAGCCTCATTCCCAGAATACAACGCCAACAACAATGCTGACGTTTACCCAGATACTGACTCTAACTTCAGCTCTTGGGTTTTATGAGTGGCAAGAAACAGACCTACACTCCGAAGCGTAGCAACATCGTGAAGTTAAAGAGTTATTTAGACAATGGGCATACAAGGCGATTGGGGACAGGGAGCAGCAAACAATGACATCTATTGGGGTCAAGCTGCTGCAACGAATAGTATCTCTTGGGGTATGGTTCAGCCATTGTCTTATGGCCATCCGACTACAAACCTTTATGGTGCTAACGAGCAGGAGGTTTGGCAGTCAATAGTAGAAATTTGGAACACTTGGTCAACAACTTGGGAAGCATAAAATTATGGGAACAACTTTAACGGGGACAACCCCACAGGACACATACGATAGCCTTATTAAGGTAGGTGATAACGGGCCGATTGATGGAACGCTTCAGCGTTTATCTGATGGCTTAGGCAACGATTTGCCTTTGCTTGTATCAACGGGGTCGCTGACCAACTATGGTGCAGGGGCGGTTACGTCTAATACTGCTTTTGGTGCTACGGCTCTTGATAGCAACACTTCAGGTATTCAAAATACGTCAGTTGGTGCTTCTTCATTGACCGCAAACACTACGGGGTCATATAACACTTCAATTGGTACACAATCTTTAGAGGCAAATACAACGGGTGAATTTAATACCTCACTTGGAAGATTTGCAATGATTGTAAATTCTACGGGTTCTCATAATACTGCCATTGGTAATGGCGCATTGAGCGCAGTAACTACAACCTCAAATAATACATCAGTAGGTAGTAATGCCTTATTCGCCAACACTGCCGCAAACAACGTAGCCGTAGGTTATGAAGCAGCGTTCACCAACACGAGTGGCGCGGGAGTTACTGCCATCGGTTACCAAGCATTGAAGTTGAGTACGGCAGCGAGCAATACTGCGGTAGGTAATTCCTCGCTATCATCAAATACAACGGGATTTGATAACACCTCAATAGGATTAAACTCTTCACGTTTAACAAGTACGGGTAGTTTTAATACAGTAATGGGCAGAAGTGCGCTTGATTCCAATACAACGGGTTCAAATAATACTGCCATAGGTCAATCTGCTTTATTCTCTAACACCGCATCTAACAATACTGCCGTAGGCTTTGAAGCTGCACTCTCCAACACGAGTGGAACGGGAGTTACTGCCATAGGCTACCAAGCGTTGACATTATCTACGGGTAATAATAATACCGCTCTTGGATTCCAAGCGTTAAAAGCCAATACTATTGCCATTCAAAACACCGCTATCGGTTACCAAGCTTTGCTGGTGAGTACGGCAAATAACAATACTGCCGTTGGATTTCAAGCGTTGGATTCAAATACTACGGGTGCAGCCAACACCGCTTTGGGTGGCTCTTCTTTAGATGCAAATACAACGGGTTCTAGTAATACTGCGGTTGGTAAAGATACTCAATCGGGTAATTTTAGTGGTTCTGTTATTTTAGGCCGTGAAGCAACCGCGACCGCATCAAACCAATTTGTAGTTGGTAGCACAAGTTACAACGCAGGAGCCATCGCAACCGAAGTAGTCGTATCAGATACAACTTGGAGCGTTCGCATCAACGGAGTAGCATACAAAATCTTATTAAAAGCATAATGACAACCTTCACTTGGGCAGTAACTGCCCTTTACACCGAAACCATCGGCACCGAATCTGACTACGTTGTAATCGCAAACTACGAAGTGGTAGGCGTTGATGGCGAGTATACCGCATCACTATCTAACACCGCACGATTCTCTACCGAATCAGTATCGGAGTTCATCCCTTACGCTGACCTAACCAACGAAATCGTTATCGGTTGGGTTCAAGAGCAACTTGGCGTTGATGGCGTTGCTAATCTTGAGGCTTGCATTCAAGGGCAAATTGATTCCCTTATCAATCCCCCCGTATATCCCGTCAACACCCCGTTGCCTTTCTAAATGGAGCATTCAGTAGCACTACAAGTAACGACCGAAGCGTTAAACATCGCCATTGCAAAGGGCTGCTTTAACTTGGTTGAGGTCACCAACATTGTCAAGGCGTTGGAGGAACTCCACAAACTGCCAACGATTGAATTCTCAAGCGATGACGAAGGAGTCAGCAGATAGCGTAATCACGTCTTGGTCTTTAACTGGAGCAGGACTTCTCGTAAGTTACGCCCACCAAATGTTGGGTTTAGCCGTACTTGTAACCTCACTTGCGTACACTCTTTGGAAGTGGCGAAGGGACTACAAGAAGGACAAAGGTGCTAATTGAGCGCATCTTCGGTAACCCGAAGACTACTCTACTTGGGCTGATTATTATCGGCCTTTGTTTTGTGCTTGTGTTTTACGAGAAGGCCACGCTCACGGAGGTGAGTGCGTTTATGATGGGTGCATTCGCACTTTTCTTTTTTAAAGATGGTAAAGAAGATGGCAAAGCAGCAGGCGGTAAGCCAACGAATAAGTAAGAGCAAGAAGCGAGGCAAGCACTCCAAGAGTGCATCTGCCAACAAAGCGAGTAAGAACTACTCCAAGCCTTACAAGAGTCAAGGTCGTTAAAATGTGCATTAAGACGCACTTTACCTGTTAATGTACGTTTTAATGTACATTATGACTACAAATTGTGCAATTAAAGGCACATTAAGCACTATGCAAAAAGCGAATAATGCTAATTCAAATGAGCATAAATCACGCAAAGTGTAAAGTCAAATGAGCATAATGTGTAAAATGTCCAACTTTTGATATTAAAAACGTGACCAAGAACTTTACCCTCGCAGAACTGACTGCTACAAAAACAGGGCTTCCTAACGCTTTACCCAAGCACTTGGAACCCAACCTTCGTGCGCTTGCAGAAAAGGTCTTACAACCCACGAGAGACGCATTGGGTGCGGTGAAAGTAACGAGTGCATACCGCAGCCCTGCGGTGAATAGCAAAGTAGGGGGAGCGAAGACCTCGCAGCACGTTCAAGGCCAAGCAGCCGACCTCAAGTGCGAAGCAGGCAATGATGTGTTGTTCCATTGGATTAAGGACAATTTGGACTTTGACCAACTCATTTGGGAATTTGGCTCTGATACTGCGCCATCGTGGGTTCACGTTAGTTACTCAAGTAGCAAGAACCGAAAACAAATCCTAAAAGCAGTAAAGCACAATGGCAAAACTAAATACCTCCTCTTTTGATGAATGGCTTGACTCCCTTGAAACTAAACCCCAACCGACTTGCAATGTGGACAATCCTGCTGACTGCGACTCTTGCGGTAGTTAGCAGTTGCGCTACTGTGAAACCAGTCCTTCAGAGTGTAGTTGTTCGGGACACGGTCATTGTAACCAAGACAAAGTACCTAACCGACACGCTCGAACTCTACAAGGACACGACAATTTACCAAGACAAGGTACGCCTTCAACTCCAGTACATAGACAGAAAGGTGTACGTTGAGGCCACCTGCTTGCCCGACACCATCCGAGTCACACAGACCAAGATTCTCACGAAGGAGAAGAAGCAGAGGGGATGGACTCTTGAGGGAGGAGCAGTTTTGCTTATATTTATTTTGGTCGCTGCGTACTTCGTAAAGAAGTGGATAGATAAGCTCGTAGAGTAGGTTTATTTGGCTTCTGCTGCACTTAAATACTAAAATGGTATAAGTGTATGCCTTGAGGTATTTGGATGCGTTAAAACGAAACTTCTTTCTTTTTCTTTATTAAGTTTCTTTTTCTTTAAGTTGTTTGGTTAAGTTAAGAGTTGACTAACTACTAACTAATATCAACTTGAAAGTTGATTAAGTTAAGTAACTAATCAAGTTAACTTGTAAAAAAAACAAAATAAAATTGACATACGCAAGTCCTTATGCTAATATGTAATGATTCTAAATAATGAATGACCACATCTACATTTATTGGGATGATGTACCTTTGGCTAATGACACCAAAGTACTACATCGGCAAGACGTTGAAGATAGAGGCGAAGGATGTGGTGATGGACTTCCAACCTGACAACTACAACTTGGGTACGGCTCTAACCTACCTAATGCGTGCAGGCAAGAAACCTCACAACCCTATCTGCGATGACATCCGCAAGGCTATCGCTCACCTACAATTTGAACTTGAACGACAGAATGAGCAACGAGCAACAAGCGAAGGAAGCCAAACAACAACAGGAAAATATGCAGTACTATACTAACCCTGCCAAACGCAGGAAGATTGACTTTATCCTTGAGGAGTGCGCTACGCTCATGTCTAACTGCGAAGCCACATACAACGCTCGCCAACAGGCGAAGTACAAAGAACAAGAGTTACTCGGTGAGATTGCCAAGATAGACCTGCACTTCGCTATACAATGCGGATACCTTATCCCCGATAATTGAAAAGCTACAAGGTCGTAGTCGGTAAGGTTCCAAGCCTCAATGCTTTCTACGCTTCCAAGCATTGGACAGTCCGTGCAAAGGCAAAGACCAAACATTGCGATGAGGTGATGCTGCAACTAGCAGAGTATGATCTTGAGCAGATAACGGATGTGCAAATTTTTTGCAAGGTCAACTACCGATACGATATTGACAATGCGATAATGGCGGTGAAGTTTGCTCTGGATGCATTCAAGACTTGGGGTGGCGTAAAGGATGACTCACGCACCTATGTCCAGTCGCTGAAGATGGTTCATGACAAATCAATTCCTAAAGACACGGCAGAAATAACCTTCACAGGTTTGGTGGTATCAGAATAAGTTGTATATTTGCATAACTTAAAACCAATCAGTTATGACTTTATCTTTCAGTTCAGACGTTTACACCGAGATGGTGCAGGTGCAACAAGCACAAATCCAAGCACTACAAAACAAGGTACAAGAGCTTGAAGCTCGTATTGAGGTTTTGGAGCAGCAATCAATTCTATTTATCTAAAACCAATCTATTATGTCAAAAATTATTTCAATCACCCCCACAGGCCAATGGCAGGATTTATTCAAGCTTGAGGTTCGCTTTGACAACGGAGACTTCGGTACTGCCTTTGCAAAATCCCAAACCCCTCCCTACGCAGTAGGCGATGAGGTAGAGTACACCAAGAACGAAAAGGGAACCGTTAAAATCCAACGTGCCAATCCTTATGGTGCATCTACTGGTTCAAGCTACACCCCATCAGCCCCTAAAGGCAACGATGAGCGTTCCGCCTCTATCATCCGACAGGTTGCTCTAAAGGCTGCGGTTGAGTACGCTTGTGCAGCGCAACACGATGTCAACACCATCCTTGCCAACGCAGAGACCTTCAATGCTTGGATGACTGGTCAGAGTGCTGCTCCTGCATCACACACCGAGCATTTCGCAAATCGCAACGACCCTTTCTGATTGGTTTTATATTAGGTCGTTGTGTGAAGCCCCTCTACGGAGGGGTTTTTTTATGTCAATTATTTTGTTATATTTGCTCACCAATCAGAATCAATGATACATCCCGACCTACTATCTAACGAATCTTCGTTACCATACCTCCAGAGAGCCTTAAAAGGCAAGTACTATGACACGGGCAAGCTCGGTGTTTATGAAGTAGATCAGTACCTACGACTTAAAGATGGTGAGTTTGTCGTAGTGGTCGGCCACGCTAACGTGGGCAAGACCCACACGCTACTTTACCTTATGCTTTTGCAGTCGTATAACTTCGGCAAGAAGTGGCTGATATACTCCGCAGAGAATGAAGTGCCAAGCCTCAAGCGAAAGTTAATTGAGTTCCTAGTTTGCAAACCCATTCAAGGGATTGATGAGGGCATGATGTTCCGCAAGTTGGACTTCATCAACGAGTACTTCCAATTTATTGACGGCAACAGGCTATTTACCGCATTCGAACTTCTTGAGGTGATGAACTCTATCAAGAACGAATGGAACTATACGGGGGCATTGATAGACCCATACAACTCCCTATCAACCGACCAAAAGAAATTAGGCAAGACAGGGATGCACGAATACCATTACGAGGTAGCCTCTGCCCTTCGGGTGTTTGCCCATCAGAACAACGTCACCACAATAGTCAACGCTCACCCAGTTACGGAGGCGATGCGCAAGACATTCTACAAAGGCCACAAGTACGAGGGTATGGCGATGCCGCCAAACACATCAGACATTGAAGGTGGCGGTAAGTGGGGCAACAGATCAGACTGCGTAATCGTGATTCACCGATTCGCTGCACACGAAACCGATTGGATTTACACGCACATCCATGTTCGTAAGGTCAAGGAGATGGAATCTGGTGGGCGCATCACGCCCCTTGAAACTCCCTTAATCTTGCAGAGCGTATTAGGTAATGTTGGGTTTGTGATAAACGGCCGTAACTTGCTGCCAATAAAATTAGATGAAACACCTGCGAGCGATGTACCCTTCTGATGACTCACACGACCTTTACATTCGGGAGAAGCAACTTATGCTTGCAGGAACTGCGATGTGGTTGGCGAAGCAAGCAGCAGACAAAGCAAACGGCAGGGAGGTACAGGATGACCTACTGCACCATGTTATGTCTTGCCATTACGCAGACCTACTCTTGCAGCAGTTCATTGACTACCGCCAGTTCACCGAAGGCAAGATGAATGAGATGTACTTGGCTAACTCAAAGCTACGAGTTGATAGCGAACAAATGATTTATGAGATACAACGCCTGCAAGGGATTATTGAGGACTCGCTATGAAGCAAATCCTCTCACCCTTTCAGAAGTACGAATGCTTTGCAGTAGATGGGGTGGACTACCTAGTGGTTGACTACACTATCGTACAAGACAAAGATGACAATTTAGTTGAATGGGCGAGTGAGATGAAGTTCAAAAGACTAAAAGATCACAAGCACTTCACTATGCCAATCGCTAAAATAATAACCAATTACAACGAGGGCAGAGCAAGACTCTGTAAATGCAAATGAGACCATTCGAACTACGTCAACTAAAAGTATCTAAAGAGCAATACTTCGCCCGTCTGGGCTTTTCTGATAACGGAAGCCGTGCGCATAAAGAATCCACCGCTAGAGCAGCATTCGTATCAGCATTCCGCAATCACGCCACCCTGCACGAACTGGGTGAGGCCATAGACAAAGACCATTCAAGCGTAGCCTATGCCGTAAGGATGCACAAAGACCGCCTTATCTACGGGGACTATCAGCACTACTACAAAGTAGCCTGCTGCGTTCTTGAGGAGAACCCGATGGCCTGCATTGATAAGCCCGACTTTCAATCTTTAGAATTGGAACTAAATAAACTCAATGAAGTCGTTGCAGAGTTATCTAAATACAAGGAATTGTATCTAACTCTTAAACGCACATTTGATGAATTTTAACGTAGGACTTTACCCAATCTATGGGCTTATCGTAGGGGCTAACTGGTCAAAGACCGACTACCTTGAAGAAGATATTGTGATGCACACGGTGCAATTTGCTCTGTTTGTTGTAATTGTAGAAATCACTTGGGACTCCTCGCAGTATTAGCAAAGCGGCAGACCGATTGGATTCGGATGTGCAAGAGCTTCGGGGCGAGTGATGACCTTGCTCAAGAGCTTGTGCAGGAGATGTACGTTCGGTTGTACAAGTATGTTGATGATGCCGAGAAAATAATGTACAACGAAACGGAGGTCAACACCTTCTTCGTGTACGTTACTCTGCGCAATATGTACGCGACCCTGATGCGCCAGAGGGCAAGGTTTGAGTTTGTAGATGTGGACATCCTTGAGGAGTTTATCTACGAGGACACCAATGAAGATGCAGAGGTGCAACTCATCCAACTTTACGACAGGGTGTGGTCAACCCAAACTGACTGGCATTGGTACGACAAAAAGATATTTGCCTTGTACCACAACACCGATATGTCTATTCGCACGTTAGCGGATGAGACCAAGATTTCAGCAAGATCAATTTTCAACACACTAAAAAATGCAAGAGAGCGAATCCAAGAAGACTGCCAAGACACCTACCAAGCGTACAAAGAAGCCAAGCGGCTTGGGTGATACCATTGAGCAAATCACAACCGCCACAGGCATCAAGGCTGCGGTGGATTGGTTTAGCGAAGCCACAGGCGTTGATTGCGGATGCGATGCGCGTAAGGAGAAACTGAACAAGCTATTTAGGTACAGGAAGCCAGAATGCTTGACTAAAGAAGAATACGAGTTTGTGGGCAAGATGCGAGGCAGGAACACCGTGACCGCTATTGAGCAGACGGAGGTGAATAGAATCTACAACCGAGTATTCAAAGACTCCGTGAAGCCCACCAACTGCGGCTCTTGCCTTCGTGGTAGGTTGCAGGAACTAGAGACCCTATACAACGCTTATGGTCAGTAACGAGCGCAGGGTGTACTCTAATCAAGTTGGGGACATCACCGCAAAGAGATTTGTAGAGGCTTGCGAGGCCATCGGCTACTCTTGTGAGAAGTCAGACCGCAACACCGACATCTACGATCACATTGACTACTTCGTTACACGGCTAAACGGAACAACATCCGTAGATGTAAAGGGGGGCAACCACCCTAACACCATCTGGGTTGAGTTCAAGAACGTAAAAGGTGACAATGGATGGATGTACGGCAAAGCCGAGTACATCGCATTTGATATGCCAGAGCTTGGTGGTTTTGTCATGGTAAGAACGCAAGAACTTGCACGGCTATGTGAGCAGATTGTAGAGCCTGTGTTTGTCACAAAGCAAGATGCTACAAGAAAATACTACCAAAGAGAAGGCAGAGAGGATGTGATAAGCAGACTTGAGTTGCCAGACATTCAAAGATTAGTTTCATTCAAAGTTTTAACCTATGCCAATCCCTCAACCCAAAAGTGGTGAAAAGCAATCCGAATACATCCAACGCTGCTTGGAGGCTATCGGAAGCGAGTACCCAGATAAAGACCAAGCGGTAGCAGTTTGCTACACGCAATTCAGAGAGGGCAAGTAGTCCTCTTTTTTTTATTTATTTTTTATTGGAGTGTGAATAATTAGTAAAGTTGTTATATATTTGGGTATAGATAAACCAATCATACAAAACCAATCAGATGAACCGCAACAAAATTGTCAACAAAGTTTACCAAGAATTAGGTCAAAATTCTTTTGCTATCTACCGCTTGGAGAATCAAAAGGACAAGGGATACAATGGCTTGTACAAGCGTTTGTTCTCTATCCTTGAGAAAGACTGCATCTTCACGGAGTGCGCTGAAGAAATGAGTTGGTTTGAAGGCAACGATATGATTATCGTTACTACTTGGGCTGACTACGAAAACAACTTGCCAAAAGGAATTATTAAAATCAATTAAAACCAATCAGATGTACCAATTCAAAGTTCTTATTGCAAAGACAGTTGCTTCATTAGCGATTATCTTTACCCTTATTGGCAGTCTTGCCCTTGTTGAATTTCTAATTAACCTGTAAGATGACCTTTACCTACAACGACCTAAAGTTTTGGCTAGAAGATGCCGACCTGCTACCACAGTCTTATTGGGATGCCCTTGAGGACTACAACCCTGATGACAAGAACTCCGATGAGATTCTTGCCAAGTGGCTTGGCTTTGCCCACGTTGCTGACTTCTACGAGTACGAGATGCAAATCACATACATAGAGGAGTCATACAACGAGGATGGCTATACCAATACCACCGCATACCCCACGACATCCATTTACAGGAATATACCAAACCTTGACAATGACATCTACATCAAGTGGATGAACTGGGCAACTCAAGTCGCATCAGAAGAATAATTAAAACCAATCACACAATGCAAACTATCTCCCAAATACTCCGAGACCTCAAGACCTGTGGCCTGTCAGAATCAATCCTAAAAGACATTGAAACTATTGAGACCATACACTTGCGTTACGCTTACCGCGATTCATCAGTTAGTGTTCCATTTGAGCAATGGCACGAAGCAACATTCAACAAATGAAGATCAACCACCTTGATTTGTTTAGTGGGATAGGTGGATTCCATTTAGGCTTTGAGCGAGCAGGATATGAAATAACATCCTACTTCTCGGAGATAGACAAACACGCAATCGCAGTTTACAAACATCAATTCCCAACCTCAACCTATGTCGGTTCAGTTACCAATGTTCGAGGAGCAGACCTTCCAAGAATCAACCTCATCACTTTTGGAAGTCCTTGCCAAGATTTCTCATTGGCAGGAAACCGAAAGGGGATGGAAGGACAAAGAAGTTCTCTTGTCCTCGAAGCAATCCGTCTTATTAGCGAATGCCGACCAAGTGTATTTGTCTGGGAAAATGTTAAAGGGACATTCTCCTCAAATGATGGCGCAGACTTTTGGGCGATTATCCAAGCCTTTACCGACATTGGGGGTTATAGACTTGAATGGCAACTGCTTAATACAAGTTGGTTTCTACCCCAAAATAGAGAGCGGATATACCTTGTCGGATATTCTACAACCACAGGAGGAGATTGGCGAGGAGTACTTCCTATCGCAGAAAACAATAAATCAAATACTGAACAACACGGGGTTGAAATAGTAGGTCATCGTGGTACAGGCGGTCAGCAAGGATTCATCTATGGCGAAGCTGGGATTGCCCCTACGTTGAGTGCTTGCTGCTACAAAGACCCAACAAAAGTACAGGTCAAGCAAATCGGAACTAGACTTGATTCTAATAGCGGCACTCAACCCTACCAGCAAGACCGAGTGTACGATGCTGATGGTATTGTTCCTGCTCTTAATCAAGGTAAAAGTGATTTGATTCTACGAGTAAAGTCAGCCACAAGTTTAGGGTACGAAGAAGCAACAAGCGGTGATACCATTTACACTTCTCGCACCCAAAGCGAAACTCGCAGAGGCCGTGTAGGAAAGCAGAAGGCGCAGACACTTGAAACGAGTTGCAATCAAGCAGTAGTTCAACCAAATTATACCTACGAGAAAGTCAACGAGACCATCAGACGGAATGACTTTAGGGAGGGAGAGGTTAAGGCAATGGACTTGTACAACAAAACCCTGCGTGATGAATCACCTACACTAACGCAACCCGAACACAACGGCATCAGCCTATTTGATGGCTACCGAATCCGTAGGCTAACACCTATTGAATGTGAACGCTTACAGGGATTCCCAGATCAGCATACGGCCTATGGCAACTACGATGGAGAAGTAAAGCCTATGAGCAACTCCCAACGATACAAGCAATGCGGTAACGCAGTAACAGTTGACGTGGTTGCAGCAGTCGCTAAAAAATGTTTACCTTTATTTAATTAACAAAACCAATCTTATGAAAATCATAGAACTACTTGACGGAAGCACTTGGGACATGGAGACAGTCCTTGAAAAGATGCAAGATGATGACTTTTACTACGGAGTACTGGGCAAGAACGCCCTATCCTCCTCTGCGTGTAAACTGCTTCTGACATCACCAAAGACATACCACTACGTCACCAAGTACGGCAGCGATGAATCCGATGCGTTTGCAGTCGGTCGCTTGGTACACTTGATGGCTCTTGAGCCGCACCGAGTAGCGGACTACGAGGTCATTGAGGTGCAGAGTAAGAACGCAAAGGCGTGGCAGGATGCAAAGGGCAAGCGTAACCTATGCACCCGTAAAGAGTACAACGAGGCGCAACGAATATCTGATGCGCTCCTGCGCAACGAGAACGTGCTTGGCCTGCTAACTGGCTGCGAGTTTGAGGTGCCAAAGATTGGTATGATTGGCGGCCTGCCCTTTAGGGCGAAGGCTGACATCTATGCTGAAGGATTCTTGGCTGATTTGAAAACAACAACCGACCTACGGGCATTCCCCTACTCTGCAAAGAAGTACGGCTACGATGTGCAGGCGTTTATCTACACCCGATTATTCGGAGTTCCTATTGATAAGTTCTTCTTTGTCGCTATTGACAAGGCAAGCCTTGACATAGGCATTTACTCGGTGAGTCCCGAGTTTGTGGCAGAGGGTGAGCGCAAGACTATGGAGGCAATAGAATTGTACAAGCAGTTCTTTATCTTGGGTGAGGACTTGGATTCGTACACAATAGTAGGCACGTTATGACCGACATCACCAAATGCACAGGAGAAGGTTGCCCTCTAAAAGAAACCTGCTATCGATTCACCGCACCTACGGATATGTACCAATCGTTCTTTGTTGGCATACCTGTCAAGCACGGCCAATGCGAATACTATTGGAACACTAAACTTTAACATCAAACCAATCGTTGCATTTTTTGCAACACCTCAAATACCAAAGAATAATGCAAGATCAGTTTATGAGGATTGCTATGGCGCAGCTCCGTAGCACCTACCCCTTCAAGCCCCAACGCAGAGCAGTAGCTGCTCGGATGTGGGTAAAGTATTTAGACCGCAAAGCGATGTCGCAATGGTTCAAAGACCAAGAGGCTAATTTATGATTAGACCCTTTGTGCTTGCCTTCCACAAGCAGAACTCTGGAGTCTCTCACCACAGGACATTTGCACCCTTGATATGCCACAAGGATGTAGATGTCTTTTTCATTGAGAAGATTACCGACATAGACCCCGAAATGTGGCCTAAAGTCACTCACATCTTTGCAAGCCGTGCATTCCCTGTTGAGCCGTTTGATGACTTCGTGAAACTCTGCCGCAAGGAAGGCATCAAGTTAATCGTTGACAATGATGACTGGTGGGTTCTGCCTCCTACGCATCCTTTGCAGGGATTGTACGTTGAGCGGATGAGAACTCGCATCGTGCGCTCTATGAAAGCAGCAGATGAGGTATGGGTGACAAACAAGCACCTTGCCTCAAAGGTCAAGAAGTACAATACCAACATCCGAATCATCCCCAATGCAATTAGCGTAGCAACGTGGCAGGTAGAGAGAAAGCCAAGCGAAGAAGTACGCTTTGGGTATATCGGAGGCAATCACCACGCAGCAGACGTAAAGGATTCCACAATTAACCTTGAAGGCTATCAAGGGTATGTGGCAGAGGTAGATGGCTATCCCGACATTATGAAGGCAAGCCATAGGCTGCCCACTATGCCACCAACGCACTACCACAAGCTCTACAATTACTTTGACGTGAGCCTTGTGCCTTTAACAACATCAGAGTTTGCAAAGTGCAAGTCGCACCTAAAGATGCTTGAGGCAGGCTTTAGCAAATGCGCTTTGATAGTGAGCAACACACAACCCTATTCACCATACATCACCAAAGAGAACTGCATTGCCATCAAGCACCCAAGCGAATGGGCAGGAGCAATCAAGAGGCTAAAAGAAAACCCCAACCAAGTTGCTGACCTAACGGAATCGTTATACGAGTATGTGCAGGAATTCACGATGGATAAGATAAACGAACTACGATGCTTTACATAGTCACGCCCTGCTCACGACCTCATAACCTCGTTAGGCTAAAACAACATATCCCTGCCTATGCAACGTGGGTTGTCATGATGGATGCTGCTACCGACTTCAAGGGAGCAACAGGCGCATCAATCACACATTACTCCACACGCACGGGGGATATGGGCAATCCCCTACGCAATGAGTTCCTTGACTTGTATGCTGAATCTTTTACCAAAGAGGATTGGGTTTACTATCTGGATGATGACAATGTGCTGCATCCAAAGTTCCTTGAGGAGTGGAGCAACTTGCATTCTCTTGATTGCTCAATCGTAACGTGGGGGCAAATAGGTAGGCTACGCCCTACCGACCAACCACAAGTCGGAAACATAGATACCGCCTGCTATATGTTCAAGCCACACGACCTGCCCAACCTACGCTTTGAAATGTCCTATGAGGCCGATGGTATCTTTGCAAGTGAAGCCGCAAGGCTCGGTACACTTATCTGCGTAGAGCAGTACCTTTGCTACTACAACGCCCTAAAATGAAAACGAGCAAACAAATAGACGGGTGGTTCAACCACCAAGCAGCATACGACTACCTCCTTGCCAATATGCCCGAAGACGGCACCTTCGTTGAACTGGGTGCTTGGCTCGGTAAGTCATCAGCCTACCTATGCGACAAAGCAACATACCAAAACATCACAATCATAGATACTTGGAAGGGTTCGCCAAACGAACTCACGACCACACATAAACTTGCAACGGAACAGAATATCTACAATCTCTTTGTGGAGAATATGGGAGACCGCAAGTACAAGGCAATCAAAGCAACATCCAAAGCAGCATCAAAGAAGTTTGCCAACGAATCGTTAGACGTGGTATTCATAGACCTAACCCATACCTATGAGGCCGTAAAGGAGGATATTAAGCTATGGCTACCTAAAGTAAAGAAGGGAGGCTTTATCGCAGGAGATGACTACCACGAGAATTGGAAGGGAGTAATCCAAGCCGTTGATGAACTACTCCCCCGTGCTTGGTTCATTGATGACTGTTGGATTTACCAAAGGTGAAGAACCACACAAAGGTCTATCTCAAAGGGATGGGCTACTCCACAACTGACTTCATACCCTGCGAGGTATGTCAAGCCCAAGCGCAAGACATTCACCACATAGAATCACGCGGAATGGGTGGAAGCAAAATTGCTGATACCATAGAAAACCTGATGGCACTATGCCGTAATTGCCATACAGAATATGGGGATAAGAAGCAGCACAAAGAGATGCTAACCGCAACACACGATCACCACCTCGCAAAAAGGGTTATTTAGATACAAACCGAAAATAACGGAACTCTACGGAAATGAAAGATGACAAAGGCAGGTTCATAGCAGGCAACACAGGAAGGCCAAGCGGAACACCAAACAAGACCACCAACAAAATACGAGAGGCATTCCAAACCCTCATAGAAGCCAACCTTGAGAACATGACCTTATGGCTCACGCAAGTTGCTGCTGATGACCCGAAGGGCGCACTTGACCTATTGAACAAGATGGCAGAGTATACGACTCCCAAACTCGCAAGGGTGGAGAACTCACACGAGGTATCGGATGAGCTAACCAAAATCAAAGTAGAGATTGTCCGAGCTAAACCTAAAGAGTAGTGAACTCTTTGAGAAGAACTACACCGCACCAACTCGGATAGTAGTCAATCAAGGCGGCAGCCGTTCTGGTAAGACGTACTCGCTTTTGCAGATGCTCATCGTGATGGCGATGGAGGATAGAGGCAAGGTGTACTCCATTGTCCGCAAGTCTCTGCCGTCTCTGAAGATGACGGCCTATCGTGACTTCTTTGAGATTCTAAATGCCAACAATCTTTACGATGAGGCACGGCATAATAAGAGCGACTACACCTACGAGTTGAATGGCAACCTCTTTGAGTTCATAAGCCTTGACCAACCGCAGAAGAAACGGGGAGCAAGACGTGACTACCTATTCTGCAACGAGGCAAACGAACTCACTTGGGAGGATTTCTTTCAGCTCTTGATTCGTACCACAGGCAAGATATGGGTTGACTACAACCCTTCAGACGCGTTCCATTGGATATACGACAAGTTGCTGACTCGTGATGACGTAACGTACATCCAATCCACATACCTTGATAATCCGTTCTTGGATGCCTCAATCGTTGAGGAGATAGAAAGGCTGCAACATACGGACAATGACTATTGGAGAATCTACGGACTCGGAGAACGTGGTATGAGCAGAGCCACCATCTTCCAATACGGGCAGGCAGAGATACCAACTGATGCCACGCTCTTATGTCACGGGATGGACTTTGGGTACACCAATGACCCTACCGCACTTGTGGCGGTCTATAAGTCGGGTGACAATCTGTATGTGGATGAATTGATTTACCGCACGGGGATGACCAACCCCGACATCAGCAACGTACTTGCCTCACTTGGCCTTGACCGAAGGGCAGAGATATATGCTGACTCTGCTGAACCCAAAAGCATCGAGGAGCTGCATCGTATGGGATGGAACGTGAAACCCACGCAGAAGGGCGCAGATAGCGTCATAGTGGGTATTGACGTGCTAAAGCGGCACAAACTATTCGTAACACCACGAAGCAGCAACCTAATCAAGGAACTTCAGAACTACAAATGGGTAGAGGACAAGAACGGCAACCTCTTAAACAAACCCATAGATGCATTCAATCACGCCATAGATGCGCTGCGCTATGCAACGTATAACAAGTTGAGCAGACCTAACTTTGGCAGGTATGCCATACGCTAAAACTAAAAGGTTATTTTAATACAATGGAACTAAAGGTAATTGTACCCACCGCCCTATCAGAGATCACGCTTGACCAATACCAACGCTTTGCGAGGCTTGAGGGCGATGAGGAGTTCTTGACCCACAAGATGCTTGAGATATTCTGCGGAGTGCCTCTGGCGCAGTTGCCCAATGTGCGCATCAAAGATGTGAGCCACATCAGCAAGCACATAATGGCCATGATAAATGAGAAGCCAAGCCTCACGCCAACCTTCACGATGGGGGACACGAAGTACGGGTTCATCCCAGAGATTGACAACATCACCTATGGTGAGTTCGTTGACCTTGATGGCTACCTGCAAGATGTGCAAGACCTGCACAAAGTGATGGCAGTATTGTATCGCCCAATAACAAGCGAGGTCAAGCATCGGTATCTGATAGAGCCATACGAAGGGTCAAGCAGGTATTCGGAGCAGATGAAGCAAGCCCCGATGAGTGTTGCAATGGGCGCATCGCTTTTTTTTTGGCGTTTAGGGAACGAATTATTGCGGGCTTCCCTGACCTCTTTGGAGAAAGGGAACCAGAAAACGAATACTCCAAGCAAGGACAATTCGCCGCTCGTTGGGGATGGTACGCTACAATATATCAACTTGCTCAAGGAGATATTAGAAGGTTTGGAGGAGTCACTAAATTGGAACTCCAAGAGTGTCTTCATTTCCTCACATTTGAAAAGCAAAAGCAAGAAGTTGAAAACGACCTAATAAAAAAGTCAATAAAATGAGACAATTCTACGACATCACCACCAAATTAAAAGATACGCTTGAAGCAAATAGCCAAGTCAACGTGGTAACAACAGGGGATATTTTTGACATAGACCTAAACAAGCAGACCATCTTCCCTTTGTCGCATATTATCATCAACCAAGCAACATTCGAGGGACAGATAGTTCGCATGAACGTGAGCATTGTTTGTATGGACTTGGTAGATGAGACCAAAGAGAATCCACGCTTGCAGGCAGAGCCGTTCTACGGCATCAGCAACGAGCAAAACATACTGAACACCCAACTAGCAGTAATCAACGATGTCATCACAGAATTGCGCAGGGGTACTCTGTACACCGACCTTTACCAGTTGGATGGTACTGCTTCTTGCGTTCCCTTTAGCGAGAGGTTTGAGAACCTGCTTGCAGGGTGGACTGCCACGTTTGACGTGCTGCTTGCAAACACCGAGATAAGCATCTGCTAAAATGGCACGGGAGGACTTGATTGCTGCGGTACTTATTAAGTTTGGCAAATATGTCATTCAACAGGCGAGGAGTAATCTCATCAAAGGCAAGCACAACTTCAACAAGACCCTTTACAATTCACTTCGGTATAGCGTGTACTACTCAAATGATAAGTTCTCAATGAGTTTCTTTATGGAGGATTATGGTGAGTTTCAAGACAAGGGAGTAAAGGGCGCAGGAGGCACAAGAAAGACTACAAGCGCATTTAAGAGAACAAACAACAAGGGCAAGATATGGAAGCAGAAGGCACCTAACAGTCCATTTGCCTACAAGGACAAGAAGCCTCCCGTCTCTGCATTTAAGGATTGGGCAGAAAGCAAGGGACTGAATCCTTTTGCAGTTCGTGAGTCGGTCTATCGGCAGGGTATTAGACCCACTAATTTCTTTACCACACCATTCAAACTTGGCTTTGCAAAATTACCTCCCGAATTAGTAGAGGCATTCAAACTAACAGAAGAAGACTTTAGAACCACCAAATGAGTACACCTGTATTTTCCACACCGAGCAGCCTTGCTATGGCAAGAAGCCCACAATTTATCACGGCAAAGAACAACGCTCTTGCGCTTGACACGCTTACCGAGATGGACTTGAACCTGCGTATTCGCACGGGTGTCCTTGCTGCATCGGGTTCGTTCAACTACTCGTTGAGCAAAGACTATTCAATAAACCAAGTTATCAACTTTGAAATCAGCGACCTTGTGCGCTCGGAGTTCTACCACGACTTCAGCGTATGGAATGACATAGGCTACACGCAAAGCCCACAGGGTGAGGCGTTGTGGATAGTACCCGAAGGCTCTGTGACATTCTCTAATAACGGAGCAGCACCCGCCAACGCAACCTTCCCAGATGAATCCCCTACCGCATACGCATACCTCACAACTGATGGATGGGCTACCCGTGATAACATCGCCCCTGTTGCGGTAACGCAGGCCGTGCTTGCCACGAATCGCAATCGGCAGGTGCTTGTCGGTAACTACGAATCCCTTGCGATTAACAATAGCGTAAATAATGGTCTTGCTA